ACCGAGAGGTGGAGAACACTGCAAACGCAGTCGGAATTGACCCTCCGCCTGGGCCAAGCCTTTCCATTTGAGGCAGTTCTAACTCTCTGGATCAACATCAACATTACTTTAGAAGATATCATATCTTTCTCTCAGGATCTTCTCCTTTATTTGCTTCATTTAAAGGAGTGCCTTGTGATAGTTATATGACTTCTTCCTCAGTAAGAGGATATTGGTGTCACAGAAAGAGAGGGTCCCGGTGATAGCAAGTACCGCCAATGTCCGTAAGAAGTCTAGTAATCCATTACCGATTGCTCGGCAAGGACGACTTGGAAATCAAGACGAAGGTATTGGAAGATACCCGGGGCACACGTTACCACCAGCTAAATACTTAACAAAATGATGATTCAACCTTCTCTGAAGATACAAAAGCTTAAAAATAAGCAAAATCGTACCTCAAAGAGGATCGATATCACCAAATTTGCAAAAGTAGTTACCTGGTTGTGTCTGACCTTTAAGTCAGATGTAACTATGCCTGTCAATCACCTGGTATCACTTGTCTCTGTTCTCGAAAGGGTCCAAGAAAATAGAGGAACAAGGGGTCTTATCTCTTTTAATAAGAGTATGAGATCTAACTTGTTGAACTATCTATCTGGAAATCCCTTAAGGGATAGAGAGACTGCAGTGACCGAAGATGGTGTCCCAGTCCTCCTTGGGAATCTTATACCATATATACGTGGAAGACAATACAAAGTAATTTCTGTTGTCTTAACGATATTATATTGTACAAGATCCTTAAAAACAAAACCAGAACCGGACTTTGAACCAATAGTAGCTCCCTTTAAAGGGGACCTCTCTAATGTTTCAATGTTCGCTTCTGCATTTTGGAAGGAGCTGGGTTACCGTCCCCAAGTTCAGTTAAGTCGAGCACTTAAGAACTGTAATCTAGAAACGTATTCTACTAAGAAAGGTCCTAACGGACACGCCTTAGTGACTGCGATTCAAGATGCCAGAGCTTTACCCGATAGCTTAGTACAATCATTGGAAACAATGTGTCCTAAACTTGGGTACCTTTTAAAGAAGGTAGTGCGAAACAAAACTTTTCTTGATTTATTTCTAAAACCTATTGTCAAGATGGACTACGGTTTACGGTTAACCCTTTTAAGGGATGCCGAGAAGGTAGGCCATGATGAGTGTTATAAGGAATGATGCAGGTATCTGAGACCAGGAGAACTCTACAGACGTTTAGCTCACTTTCCCGATAAGGAAGGTAAAACTAGACTTGTAGGAATCCTGGATTATTATTCTCAGATTGCATTAAAACCTTTACACACATATCTTGCCAATACGTTAAAGAAAATACGTCAAGACTGTACTTTCGACCAATCGAACTTTAAGAAAGCTCTAAAAGGTGCTGAGATCTATTATAGTGTCGATTTATCGAACGCTACTGATAGATTCCCAATCACCCTTATAGAGTTTATACTTAAAGCTCAATTGCCGCACTTTTATGTCGATGCTTGGAAGGACGTGATGAGTGGTTATCCTTTTGGACACCATCCGAATGTTGTAGATACTAACTTCTACAGATATTCGACTGGTAATCCTATGGGTGCCTACTCTTCATTTAATTCCTTTGCATTAACCCATCATTATATTATCTTCTATATTTGCAAGACGTTAGGGAAGGATTGGAAATCCCTTCCGTATGCAATTTTAGGTGATGATATTGTGATAGGTGACAAAGAAGTCGGTGATAAGTACCTTGAGGTAATTCGTACCCTTGGACTAGAAGTATCTATAATGAAAACTCATACATCAACTAAGATGTTTGAGTTTGCAAAAAGGATATATCTAGATGGAGTGGAGATAACTCCATTTCCATACTCAGCTCTTAAAGAGTGTGGTAAGTCTGTAAGCCAAATGACTACCCTTCTTTATGAGATAAGTTCCAAAAACTGATTATCAAAGGAAAGCTTGTCGTCAAGTATTTCTTCATACATGGGAATCGTGAGGGACCTTCCGTCCAGTTTTCGTAAGAAGACTGCTCAGAAAGCCTCTCTCTGTGAAGGTGTATTGTTAACAATACATGGTATTATTCCCGTTAATGCGTGAATTAATTCACTTATTAAGGAGAAGAACTACCAACTGCCACTACTATCTGAAGATGTTTGTAAGAACATCCTTCAAAATGTAGTTGTGCAGGTCTTTGCAGATTCAGCTGTAATGGAACAAGTAGAAAAATTAGGATCAGGTATTCCACTTTTTGACCTGAGTTCTAAAATTTCTAACTTGTACCATAGCTGATGACGATCCCAAGATGAAGAAATCCGTCGTATATGCCCCCCTAGCGCCGCTTCCGATATTCCGATTGTATTGGCCAATAAGGCTGTACGAAAAGAATATGAAGCGCTCGTTAAGGAAGTATATGAACGGGACAGACTTGGATTGGATTGAGTTTACCGGTGCAAAACTTTTGCCTTGCCAAGAGATGATAAATCTCTCTTGTCAAGTCATAATTTTGTACTAAGTAAAGTCTCAACCCTTTTCGGTTCACTTGTAGACGAACAACTGCAGATTCTGCAGTTGTATCCACAGTTGATACCGAGTGATCCAGGCCTGCCTGGAGCTTAACATCTCCAGGACCTGCATAAAT